TTACCTGTATTCTTCATCTGTATCGTCACTGTTTCCTACACCGTCATTTAATTTTCTACTCAAAGGATCAAAAAGAGCCTGGGCTTCTTGGATATCATCACGAATTTTACCCATTTCTTCATCCAACTGATGGGCAATCTTGGCTGTAATTTCCAGTCGCTTCTTTATCTCCTCTGGGAAATCCCCTTGGTACTTGTAGTTGAGAGAATGTTCTATCGTTGCCCAGAAATTCATGGCCAAAGTACGAATCTGAATTTCCGCCAAAATGGTCTTGGCTCCATTGATGGTATCAACCGTATATTCTACTACCACATGATAGGAACGGTAGCCTGATGCTTTTCGATGAGTAATGTAATCTCGCTCCTGTATGATTCTCATGTCCTGACGTTTGCGCAAAATTTCCACTACTTCCTTGACGTCATCTACAAACTGGACCATCACACGCAAGCCGGCAATATCTTGCAGATCGTGTTCCAAGGTCGCATAAGTAATGCCACGACGAGCCATTTTTTCCTTGATGCTCTCAATTGGCTTGACTCGACCAGTCACAAACTCAATAGGAGAATGCTTATTTTGCTTACGATATTGCTTCCGAATGCCACGAAGTTTAATCTTTAACTCACCAACAGCTTGAATGTAAGGATCTAGAAATTCTTCCCATTCTAAGGTCATATATTCTCCCTTGTTCTCATATTATCCTTCAAAAATATCTTTGATTTTTTCTCCAGATTCATATACAATAAATACAATGCTTATTATACCATAAGTGAAAAGCGTTTACAAATAGTTATCATCGATTTTCAATAGTTGAGTTTTTACTTATTTTTCATTAAAATCATTTTCATCAATTGCTATCATTTTTTTAAATCGTATTCATCTTCGTATTCATTTTCATAATCATCTTTGCCCGTATAGTTGAGAAGGTGTCAGTTTATTTCTAATAGTTTACAAAAGAATCAGTGAGCAATTTCACTGTTTTTATTTTTACAAAACACCGTTTTTGACAATAATTAAAAAATAAAACAGATCTATTATTAACAAAATGGCATTTTTGACAATAATACTCTACCATTCCTCCTTCCTATTCTTCAAGAAAACGCTTTTTTGAACAATAGAATTTAGATTTCTGTTTCTAATCGTTCAAAATGCGTGTTTTTGCAAAATAGAAATACAAACTCTAATTTTGTTAACGTCAACAAAATTGGCAACCAAGCGCTTTATAAAGCTATTTGTTGATGTCAACAAGTCAATTTCAGAGCAAACAAAAAAACCGCAAGCCTAAGCCTGCGGTGAAAGAACAATTTAGAAAGTTTCCTTTCTATTTATTTTTTAAAATTATTTCGTAGTAATCAAGCCGTCTGGCTCTACTGTGAACTCTGGCTTATCTGCCATTGTTCCGTCTGCCTTGATGTAGTACCATCCTTGACCTGCTCTGACGAATTCATTAGATACCATGTTTCCGTCCTTACTATCTAGGTAGTACCATGTATCCTTGTACTTGACCCAACCTGTCTTCATGGCACCTTCTACGTCGAAATAGTACCACTTCTCAGCGATTTTCTTCCAGCCTGTGGCCATCTCGCCTGATTGGTCAAACCAGTACCAGTTGCCGTCTGAGTGCATCTTCCAGCGGTCTGCAAGCATGTAGCCTGAACCGTCGAAGTAATACCAGGTTCCGTTGATTTTCTCAAACTTGTCTTTTGGATAAGAGCCGTCTGAGTGTACATACCAATAGCCTGTATCATTCTTCTGCCAGCCTGTTTCGGCGCCTAGGCCGTTCTCAATATCTCGCTTAAACTGTTCACGGCTAACACCCCATTTCGCAAGATAAGGATACGGGTCAACGTGGTCGCTACTGTTATCCGGCTGGTTATTGGTACAGTATTCATGCGTTTTGATACCTGCCAAGTCGTCTGTATCAAGCGTTTTCGGCAAACCTGCTTCATCTGCTAGATTACGTAGCAATTCGATGTATAGGCGGTAGTCTGTCATGAACTCTTCTTCAGTATCATGGCTTTCAATCAGCTCAACTGCTGCATAGGTCTCAGCATTCCAACCGCCCCCAACATCCCACATTCCCTTGTTTACAGGACCTACCTGCATAACACGGCCATTTCCAACAACATGAGAAAAGAACCCAAGTCCAGGGTCCTTTCTATAATGGTAGTCCGCTTCATTTTGAGCAGTTGAGTTGCGGTTTCCTGTTGAGTGGGCGTGAACCTGACGGAAAGGCTCAAACCCAACAATCGGCAAGTCAGTGCGTAGTCTGCTTGTATCGATATCCATACTTACTCCTCACTTGGTTTCTCATAGTCTAGCGCTCGTGTGCTGTCTGTGATTCCGCTAGTCGTCGGGTCATTGACCAAACCGATAGCAGTTAAGAATACGAAGACCGCATTGACAAGCAAAATCAGCTTGTTGCCGATATCACCCAAATCCAGATGATATCCAAAGACTGCTGCACCAGCTTGCAAGACAAGCAAAAATGCTGGGATTACAGTCAGCCAAAAGAATTTATTTTGTAGTCGTAGTTTCCAATTAATCATATGTTTTTCCTTCCTAGCGCCTTACTGCGCCCCTTTCTCATCTTCAACTAAGATGTCGTCTCTGATTTGCAACGCTTCAAAATTGTTATACAAATGGTCAATGTAGCCATTACCACCAAGAGACTTATAGCTATTGTGCATGTTTTCGACTACATAGAACTCGTCCTTGGTAGTAAAACCACGACGGATAGCCCTACGAATATCACGATCGAGACGCATCCTCATGGTTACAAGATGTGCCTCGTCGTGCAGTTTTAGCTTTGCTTGTACTTCGTCAATTTTGGTGTTGCTGTCGCATGCAGTTTCTTGGACATCTTTGATTTTCCCTTTAACATCGTCCAATTCAGAAATGATTTGGTCTGTTAGTTCCTTTGATTTCTTCGGCATTTTATACCCAAGCCAAGCAACGACGATTGGCGTGGCAACTGGTAGCACATTCATGAAGAAATGCTCTGTTGATTGTAAGACGTCCATAGGCACCTCTATCCTTTAGGTTCGTACTTCCATGCTGCGCCTGTTCCGTCCATTTCAAGACGACCGTTTCGGGCAAAGTCGCTAACTGGTTCGCCATTGTAAATAAATTCCTTGTTCAACTGAATCAAGATACGTTTACCTTCTCCGTCAACCTCAACATGAGCTGGGTCTTCAATGGTAATCAAGTCGTGCGCCATGTAGCGTTTACCAACTTCAGCAAGTGGAATTAACTCAACCAATTCCTTGTAGTTGGTTCCATAAGCGATTGTCTTGCCTGCTACGGCATTTAAAACGACCGCATGGATGATTTTCCCATAGCGGTCAGTTTCTTCTTGATTATGCTTAACTGCTTGGTCTGTAGCTGTTTGTTTAGCCTTTGTCTCGGCCAATTCCTGTTCTGATTCTTGCAATTTTGCTTGTACTTGCACGATGGCGTTTGTTGGGTCAAGCTCTGTACGGATATGATCCAGCACTGCTTGAACTAATGTTGCTTCATTGTCCTGCGTATGGTCACCGTGCAATTCTACTTGCTCGTAAGAATAGCGTCCGTTATTCTCCATCTTAATTGCGACAACTGTTACATTTTCTGCACCTTTCAAATAAGGTTTAATTGCTACTTCGTAATTCATTAGTTAGTTCCTTTCATTTTAGCTTGTGTTTCTTCAAATAGCTCTTTTAGAGCTGGGTCGTATTCTAGGACCTCTTTCATCGTGTGCAATTCGCTTGCTGCATACAAATAAAGAGCCTCATTCTTAGCTGATGCTTGCTCACTGACTGCTAGTTTTTTAGTCAGTGAATCAAGTGTTAACTGATTTACTACTGCGTCCATGTTGTTATTCAT